ATGACCAGCAGCAGCGGCAAACGGCGCGCTAAACCTACGAAAATCAATCCAGCCTTCAAAGCCGGAGAAAAACCTAACCTCACACGCCACTGGCGCACATTATTTCTCGATTCACTGGCGGAAACCTCAAATGTATCGGAGGCTGCACGCCGGGCCAACGTAAACCCCAGCCGAGCTTACAAGGTGCGCCGGGAAGAACCTGATTTCGCCAGCGCTTGGCGCATTGCGCTGATGGAAGGGTACGCTCATCTGGAAATGGAAACCCTGCACCGTTTGCGCAACGGAACAGCGAAGGATGATCCGAAATTCGACATTGCCAACGCACTGCGCCTGTTAGCGATGCATAAAGATACGATCGCCCGTGCAATGGCACAGGAAGGAGCGGGCAGCGAAGCCGATGTCCTCGCTTCTATCAATGCCAAAATCGCCGCCATGCGTCGCCGTGAAGAAGCAGGCGGGGATGGGCGAAAAAACGCATCCGTGCTTACTCAAGGCAGTAAGATTGACTGACGGCATAGCGGCTTGGTTCAGGGAGCTGGGTGACGAGGGACGACGGCGCCTTTACACTGAACTAAACGAACCAGAACGCGCACAATTGCAGTTTCTCTGGGACATATGGGCGAGGCCAGAACAATTGGCACCTGCCGCCCGCTGGCGGATCTGGCTGATCTGCGCTGGCCGGGGTTTTGGCAAAACGCGGGCGGGTGCTGAATGGGTACGGCATATTGCCGTGCATCAGCCGGAGGCACGCATTGCTTTGGTCGGCGCATCGCTCGCCGAAGTAAGGGCGGTGATGGTCGAGGGGGAAAGCGGAATTTTGGCGATCTCGCCGCCTGCTTACCGGCCCAAATATGAATCTTCTTTGCGGCGCCTAAGCTGGCCCAATGGCGCACAAGCGATGCTCTATTCGGCAGCAGAGCCCGACAGCTTGCGCGGACCCCAGCACAGCCACGCATGGTGTGATGAGATTGCCAAATGGGACAGCGCGAATGGGCGCAGTATCAACGCATGGGATAATCTGATGATGGGGTTGAGGATCGGTAAACTGCCGCAGACCTTGGCCACAACCACACCGCGCGCCGTCGCTCTGATGCGAATCCTGCTCGGCCAAGTTGACGACCGTGAAACCATCCTGACGCGCGGAACGACATATGACAACGCAGCCAATTTGCCCGTCCGGTTCGTGGCCGCAATGCAGCAGACATATTCGGGCACTTCGCTCGGGCGCCAAGAGTTAGAGGGCACGATATTAAAAGACGCAGAAGGTGCTTTATGGTCCAGAACCCTGCTGGAAAGCAGCCGTGCGCGCCGCCCTGCAGAGAAACCAGTCCGTATCGTTGTCGGCGTCGATCCACCTGTCAGCGCCACGGGCGATGAATGCGGAATTATCGTCGCCGCGCAGTTAGAGGATGGGACAGCTGCTGTCCTGGCAGATTGTTCGGTCGGCAAATCCTCTCCGGAACAATGGGCCCGCGCAGTGGCTGAAGCAGCCAAGACTTGGTCCGCTGATCGGGTCATCGCGGAAGCCAATCAGGGCGGTGCGATGGTCGGCAGTGTATTGCGTGCAGCGGAGATTTCGCTTCCGGTTAGGCTTGTCCATGCCAGCCGGGGCAAAGTCACCCGCGCAGAGCCAATCGCGGCTTTATACGAAGCGGGCCGCGTCCATCACGCGGCGATGTTTCCGCAATTGGAAGATCAATTATGCGGCCTGATGGCGGGCGGCAAATATGAAGGGCCTGGCCGCAGCCCCGACCGCGCCGATGCACTGGTTTGGGCATTGCACGAGCTTATGCTCGGGCAGAGCGCGAGGCCAAGAATTAAATCGCTTTAATTTAGGAGCTTAGTGATTTTCCACACAAAATTTTTTGCAACTTCAGTTTTGTTATGCAAATTGCATAAGTCCAAGTTGGATAAAACCAACTGGGTGAGTGGTAGTCGCCCTACCGCTCAGTCTAGGTTAAAATGAAAACGACAACTGGTTAGGCCAGCGACGGGAGTGAGCGCAGACACGCTCCTCCCGGCCGAACCGCCAGCGCCTATAAGCACGTACATGTACGTGCTTCATAAGCTACCGCCTTTCTTTTGACGGGTTTCAGCCCGCTCTCCGGATGGCCCAATTGCCTCCGCCGGCTATCAGAGACGCACGGTTCCGGAAAAAAGACGGTAGGACGACTACCGATTCGTACCTTTTGCTAAAATGAGCCTCTACGCAAGACCGTTGGGCCTGATTTGTTCTGTTCTTGGGGATAACGCTCCAAAGGCAGTCTGAAACCGACTCTTTCATTGAAATCTGAGAGGAATTCTATGTCCCTCCTATCTAATATCGCTTCTGCCTTCAAAGGCGGGGGCGACAACCGCGTGCCTCTTGCGCGTGGCTTTATCTCGCCATGGGCAACCGCATTTGATGGCGGCAGCGCGCGCGCTCCTTTTGATTACGGCAATGCGGTTCAGCGCAGTTTTATAGAGAACCCTGTTGCACAAAGGGCCGCCAGAATCGTCGCCGAGGGGGTCGGGAGCGCGCCTGTATCAACCAGTGATCCCAAACTGCATGATCTGGTGAGCCATTCCAGCGCCGGCCAGTCTTTGCTCGAAACGCTGGCCTTGCACTTGCTGCTTCACGGCAATGGCTACATCCAGATTATGAAAGACGCAGCAGGCCAGCCAGTGGAACTGTTTGCCCTTCGGCCGGAACGGGTTTCAGTTGTGGCAGGTGATGATGGTTGGCCAACTGCCTACTCATATCGCTTGTCGGGCCGGACGCTGACTATCCCGCTAGAGGATGAGAATGGCTGGCCCAATCTGATCCATATTAAGAGCCTGCACCCCACCGATGATCATTACGGGGCGGGCAGCTTGGCCTCGGCAGAGCAAGCCGTTGCCATCCACAATGCCGCCAGTGATTGGAACCGGGCTTTGTTGGAAAATGCGGCACGGCCGTCTGGCGCGCTTGTCTATGATGCAGGCGAAGGCAGCGGTCTGACTACGGAGCAATTTGACCGGCTGAAGGCAGAGCTCAGGACGGCGTATTCAGGCCAAAACAATGCTGGCCGCCCGCTTTTACTGGAGGGCGGCCTGGACTGGAAAGCCATGTCGATGAGCCCCGCCGACATGGATTTCGCCACCCTGAAAAGCGCGGCGGCGCGTGATATTGCGCTGGCACTGGGTGTTCCGCCCATGCTCCTGGGTCTGCCGGGAGACAACACTTATGCCAATTATAAAGAAGCCAATCGGGCATTGTGGCGCCTGACCTTACTACCTCTGTCACGCAAGATTTTGGCCGGGCTGCAGCAGGGCCTTATGCCTTGGTTTGATGGTGCCACGCTGGCGGTCGACTTGGATCAGGTGGCTGCCCTCTCGGAAGATCGCGAACGCCTATGGTCGCAAGTGTCCGGCGCGGACTTCCTGAGTACCGAAGAGAAACGGGCCATGCTTGGGCTGCCTGCCGGGTCAATATTGGAAGGAGTTTCACAATGAACCGCCAAGATATGCTGGCCGGCCTAGTCTCCCAAGCTGCCGCAGAAGGCGGGGAATTGGTTACGCTTCGTGCAGTCATAGAAGAGGCGACCGAACTGGGCGCAGAACGGGCCATGCAACGGCTCGGCCTATCCGACGAGAATGCCCAGGATGATATCGATGAGCTGCGCGAATTGCTGCAAGCGTGGCGTGACGCCAAAGCCAGCGCGTCCAAGGCAGCAATCGCCTGGATCGTCCGAGGCATTTTGGCTTTATTGCTGATCGGTATTGCAGTCCGACTTGGGCTGCCGGAGATCTTACGTTGAAATTCGCGGGCTATGCCGCCCTGTTCGGCGTTGCTGATGCGGCAGGTGACACGATCGCCCCGGGTGCCTTCGCTGCTACACTCGCTGAACGTACAACGCCGCTGCCATTATTTTGGCAGCACCGGCCTGACCAACCAATCGGAGATGTCACCGCGATTGCAGAAGATGACACCGGATTGCGGGTCATCGCCCAGATCGACAATCCGCAAGGGCGTGCCGCGACAATGCTGGCGGCACGGCAAATCAGCGGCTTGTCCTTCGGCTATCGCGCCCGGCACTATCAAACACTGTCGGGCAACCGCTTATTGAAACAGGTGGATTTGTTCGAAGTCAGCCTCGTCACACACCCCCTTCAATACGGCGCACGCGTTCATCTGATCGCTTAGTTTCTCGCGCACCAAGTGCACTCTCCCCCACCCTACCCCCACTGAAAAGGTACTTCCTTGATGAATACAATTGTATCCAAAACCCCGAACCCGACCGCCGATGATCAACTCGAATCCAGCTTCGACATTGTTGCGCGGCAAGACAAAACGGAAAGCGATGTTGCAGCCCTTCGCTCGGATGTTGACGAGGTAAAAGCCCGGCTCGATAAAGTATCCAAGGCAGCTGCCCGGCCTGCTTTGGGCACCGATTCCGGCGCCGCAGAGGTGAAGGGCTTCATCGACGGCTATTTGCGTCACGGCCGTGAAACCGAACTCAAATCGATTTCTGGCCAGACGCCCTCTGATGGCGGCTATGCGGTGCCCCGCCAGATTGATGCCGTTATCGCCCGCGAACTGACAGAAATCAGCCCGATCCGTGCCATTGCGCAAGTCGTACAAACAGGCTCGGCGGGATATCGCAAGCTAGTGTCCACCGGCGGTACCGCCAGCGGCTGGGTTAGCGAAGCTGCTGCGCGCCCTGAAACCGACACGCCCCAATTTGCAGAGATCACCCCGCCCACTGGCGAACTCTACGCCAATCCAGCGGCCAGTCAGGCAATGCTGGACGATGCCGGTTTCGATCTGGAAAGCTGGCTCGCCAGCGAGATCGCAATGGAATTCGCCCGCGCTGAAGGAACCGCATTTATCAACGGGTCGGGTTCGGACCAACCTGCTGGCTTTCTGTCTGGCGCGGTAGCAACTGCAGAAGATGATGTTCGTGCATTCGGCGCGCTGCAATATATCGGATCAGGCGACAGTGCAGGCTTTGGCAGCGAACCGGAATCGCGGCTGATTGATCTGGTTCACACGCTCAAATCGGGGCACCGCCAAGGCGCCAGCTTTGTGATGAATTCCGCCACACTGGCAGAGGTTCGCAAGCTGAAAACCGCTGATGGCGCATTCTTGTGGCAACCTGGAATGGTGGAAGGGCAGCCCGACCGCTTGCTCGGTTATCCGGTGGTGGAGGCAGAAGATATGCCCGATATTGCAACTGGCACCTACCCGATCGCCTTTGGCAATTTCCGGAACGGCTATCTGATCGCGGAACGCAGCGCGACACAAATCTTGCGCGACCCGTTCACCAACAAACCGTTTGTCCACTTCTATGCGACCAAGCGTGTCGGCGGCGGCGTGTTGGATAGTGCCGCGATCAAACTGCTGAAGATCGAGCTCTAACAGCCGCTGGTCTGGCTGTATTGCCAGGCCACATCCTGACCAGTCCCCGGCAGAGTCGAGCCCCCTTCTCCTTTGCCGGTCCCCGCGCCCACGCTGCTGCATCCTCCTCCCTATGCTGGCGGCGTGGGCGCACCCTACTAAACCGGGAGACCGCCATGAAACGGGCTATCCTTGCCCCTGCCGAGCTTGGCGGGGCCGCTTTGAGCGAGCTGAAACATTGGCTCGCCATCCAGACAACGCATGAGGATGAGGCGTTAGTGCGCCTGATCCGGGCTGCACTTGATATTTGTGAAGCATTTACCGGGGTGATGCCCCTCGCCGCAACCTGCGAGGAGATCATTGCCGCTACACCGGATTGGCAGACGCTGGCCACCCGGCCAGTCCACGCCATCACGGGTGTTGAAGGCATCCTTTCCGACGGTGCTCGGTTGGTCTTGCCGGTAGATGCCTATGAAGTGGATATATCGCCAGACGGGAGCGGGTTAGTCCGCGTCAACCGGCCGGGCGCCGCGGGAAGAATGGCAGTCCGGTTCGCCGCTGGACTGGCGCCTGGGTGGGGATCGCTTCCTGATGGTCTGCGTCAGGGCATTATCCGGCTGGCGGCGCATCAATATCGCGAACGCGACGATGGCGGTGCCGCTCAGCCGCCCGCTGCCGTAACCGCGCTATGGCGACCTTGGCGGCGGATGCGGATCATATGATCCAAGCTAAACTGGCCAAACAAACGAACCGTCTCGGTGCCCGGTTGATCGCCAAGGCCACCCGCTTGGTCAAAGCGCAAATCACAGATCGCGCCGCACGTAACAACCGATCAATCTCGCATTGGCACAGGCCAGAACAGCTTTGGCCGCTGTTTGGTTCATCCCGCAAAGGCTGAAATTATGGAAGATATCCTCCGCACCGCCTTGCTATCGTGGCTCACGTCCGCGTCCGAGCTCTCAGAACGCATAAATAGCTTCACCGAAGAAGTTCCCGTTAGCGCAAGCCCGCCCTTCGTCACCATTGCGGCCACAGCCTCCACCGATTGGAGCACCAAAACCCGCAATGGCCGCGAGGTCCGGCTGGCTTTGCAGTTGCAGACACGCGGCGATGATACTGCCGATGACGGCCGATTGGTGAGCCTGATTGAGAAACGCATAGCCACCTTCCCCAAGGGGCAGGATGGGTTTTCCGTGATCAATACCCGTTTCCTACGGGCCCGGTCGGCGCGGCAACGCCGAAATCAGCTCAACATCCTGCTGGAATACAGCTTCCGCATTCTTCAAAACTCACCGGAGTAACCAATATGACTGCACAAAAAGGTTCCGCGTTCCTGCTGAAAATTGGCGATGGGGCACAGCCCCCATCTTACGAAACCGTCGCAGGTTTGCGCACCACGCAGATGTCTATCAACGGGGACACGGTGGTCGTGACCCACAAGGAATCTGGCGGTTGGCGGGATCTGTTGTCCGGCGCCGGAACCCGCTCAGTATCAGTAAGCGCAAGCGGTATATTTCTTGGCAGCAATGCCGAAACACTGATCCGCTCGCACGCCTTGGCTGGCACGATTGATGATTATGAATTGTCATTTGAAGACGGGGAGAAGCTCGTCGGCCGGTTCCTCGTCCAACGGCTGGATTATGCCGGAGATTTCAATGGAGAGCGCAACTACACGCTCCAGCTGGAAAGCTCAGGCGCAGTGTTACCGGTATGAACCAGACTGCCAACTCGCTCCGCGGTGAGGCAATGCTCACCATCGGCGGCCAAGACAAGTTGCTCCGACCGACATTCTCGGCACTGATTGCGGCGGAAGATGAGCTTGGGCCGCTATTGGCCATGGTTGAACGGGCAGCAAACGGGCAGCTTAAACTAGGCGAGTTGTCGGCGCTGTTCTGGCACTGCCTCGACGATCAAGAATCATACTCTCGCAATGACGTCGAAAACGCGATCATAGCCATCGGCCTGACGCGCTGTGCTGACCCGTTACGCGCAATATTGGCACAAATTCTCAAAGGTACACAATGACGCAAAGTTTCGCGCACGCCGCGCGATCCCTTGCCGGGCACGCGGCCCAGGCACTCGGTTGGAAACCCCATGATTTTTGGCAGGCAACACCCATAGAATTGGCCGTTTCCCTGGGAGAGAGCACAGCGGCACCCCCGACCATGTCGCGCTCTGAACTCAATAGTCTGATGGAGATAGATCAGAATGGATGCTGAAATTGATGAGCTGATAATTGATGTCAGAGCAAGCACGAGCGGTTTTGAAGCCGACATTGCAACGATGAAAGCCGGTGTCGATACCAATTTGGTCGATGGCTTTGGGCGGGCGGGTGCGGCTCTTGAAAAAGGGTTGGTCTCCGCAATCCGGCAAGGCAATTTAGGGTTCGATGATCTAAAAAGAGCTGCCTCGCAGGCTTTCGACCAGATAGCATCGGAAGCCCTCCAATTGGGTTTGGACCAGATTTTTGGCGGCGCTGGCAGCAGCAGTCCATCCGGATTGGGCGGGCTCATCGGGTCGGTCGGCGCGTTATTTGGTTTGCCGGGAAGGGCAACCGGCGGTCCGGTATCGCCAGGGCGCGGATATGTTGTTGGTGAACGCGGGCCTGAATTATTCATTCCCACAAGTGCAGGCCGGGTCGAAGCAAATGCCGCCGGATCGGGCGGTGCCAGAGACGTCAAAGTAGCCATACAGCTGAACGCACCACGCGGCGCATCTGCGCCAGCAGCGATGCAGCGGTCTTCGCGCCAAGTGGCCAGCGCGATCCGCCGCACGCTCGCGATCTGAACATCTCTTATTTTAAAACTGGTTAGGAACCCGCATGGCTTTTTGGCTCGCCCAGTCACGCTATGGGCAAGATAGCGACTACATCCAGCGCTTTGACCCCCGTTTTTGGACCGTCAATTTCCCCCGGCCAATGATGAGTTCGGTCACCGCGGAATCCCCTGACTCGATACGGGTCGATTGCGAATTCTACACAGAAGGTGATCTGGCAGGGTTGATCTGGTCGAGCGAGGACACTCTCAGCCATCCCTTGCTGAAGTATGAAACCCACCGCGACTATTCACGGAACACACTGCGCTTCCACTGGAAATCGTCGGGCTTGATACCGTTGGATGAACCGAACGGGCCGACTTTGACAATCGAAGGTCGGGATGCGGCCGGTGCCCCCGCGACCTGGTATGTCCGGCTGTGGAACTATGCAACCGGATCGCCGACTGATGCCGATATTGTGCTGCCGTTTTCGAAATTAGAAGCTGGGTTTTCTCTGCCTGGCCAGCCGGTCCATGTAAGCGACATTGACCGGATGTTTATCTCGTTTGTGCCAGTCGGCTTTGTCGCCAGCAGTAGCGAGCTATTGCAGCACCCGATCACAGCCCATGCCGAGATCAGCCAGATTTCCTGCGAGGGGCATCTGCCTCTGCTTGAAATCGGTAATGTCATATTGCCACCGCATGGTGAGCGCATGGCAACGGCCTATGATGATGCCTATAACCAAACACCAACACGCTTGATTAGAGAAGCGGTGGCATTGGGTTACCGCGATACCTTGCTGCACTATGTCGGAATGAGCCATTTTTTCCAACTGGTGAACGAGAGTGGTACGTTGTTGGTTCAACCCGGCGGCAAATTGGCCGTTTCCGCAACACGGTGGCACAATTCATTTCTGAATGCGGCAAAGGCTGCAGGATTTGAGGTTATCCTCTCGCTATCTTACGAAGTTTTTGCGGCGCACTGCCCACCAGAATGGCAACAACTCGCTTTTGACGGGGAAGCAGGCAGAACCGGATGGGACCCTCCATCCGCCCTCTTATCGCCGGCCAATAGCGCAGCGATGCGTTGGCTTCAAAGGGTGGCCATGCGGTTCACGCTATTGCAGAAATCGGCAGGATTACCGCTAAGGTTTCAGATCGGAGAACCATGGTGGTGGATCACGCCGGATGCGAAGCCCTGCCTGTATGATCAGTCCGCTGCCGCGCAGTTCGGCGGCAAACCGCCCATTATCGAGTCAATGAAGCAGCCGCTTGATGCCGCGCAAAAGGCTCTTCTCGATCAAGCAGGGGCGGTACTTGCCCAGTCAACAATTGACCTGGCCGGGGCGGTCCAACACATTGCGCGGGGCGCTGTAGAAGTGTCACTCCTCGCCTTTACCCCGACTATCCTCGATCCTGAAATGCCTGAATTGGCCCGAGCAAATGTGCCCGTTGGCTGGGCATGGCCCACATTTGATCGGCTGCAGCTCGAAGATTACGACTGGCTGACTGACGGTGCGGACGGGCTCCGCCGGCAGGCATACCATTCTTTCAATGAACGCCTTGGCTATCCGATTGACCGGCAAGACTATTTATCGGGTTTTGTGCTGAATCCGGAGGATGCCGACCTCTATTGGACCCGGATTGATGCCGGGCTTGATGAAGCTGCCGAGCGTGGGATCATCAGCCGATACGTTTGGGCACAACCACAAATCGCACGCGATGGCTATACGCGGCTTCCCCCAACACAGGATGAAACAATGCAAGCCTTTGATGATGTTCTTTATCCGCTGCCATTAGGGCGCAATACCGGGGTCAGCCCAGAATTCTCGACCTCAGTTGCAGTAACATCATCGGGCCATGAACGGCGTAATTCTTTGTGGGCTGATGCCCGGCTACACTTCGATGTTGGCCCCGGAATTCGATCAGAAGCCGAGTTGAAAACACTGATCGACTTTTTCCGTGCGAGGCGCGGTCCAGCAAAAGGGTTCAGAATAACAGATCCGTTCGATTACAGCTCGAACAGAATGACTGACACCCCGACGGCGTTGGACCAACCCATCGGCCAAGGGAATGGCACAAATGCGACGTTTCAGCTGAGTAAGTCCTATGGCGACCAACCAGAACCGCAGAAGCGTAACATCACGCGGCCAAGGCTTGGCAGCTTGCGGATCGCTGTAGATGGCGCCGAGATATCGGATTGGAGCTACCAGACAGGTGGCCGCGTCTTGCTGGATAGTGCACCACCCGCAGGTGCTACGGTCACTGCCGGTTTCTTGTTTGATGTCCCGGTACGGTTTCTGGAAGACAGATTGGATATCGTAAGCAGTCATTTTGCGGCAGGCGAAGCGCCCTCGGTGCCTTTGATAGAAATTAGAGAAGACCTGTGAGCACAGTCTTTTTTGCATCCGAACTAGAAGGGGTCGCTACCTACTGGCGCGTTTTCCGGCGTGATGGTGTGACGTTGGGTTTCACATCGCATGACCGCGATTTATGGTTCGGTGGTATCAATCATCGTGCGGCCCCGGGTATGCTCCCCAGCGCTATTCGGAAAACGTCGGACTTATCTGATGATAGCGCCGAAATGACCGGGGTGCTGTCGCATGACACGATTAGCGATAGCGATCTCAGAATTGGGCGATTCGACTATGCCAGAATTGAAGTCGGTGCAGTTGATTGGAGCGAGCTTAACCCAATGCCGTTATATTTTGGCTCTATCGGGCAAGTATCGACGCTGGATGGGCATTTCAGCGCAGATCTGCGGTCAACCAAGGCTGAATTGGCTAAGGATATTATTCCGCGCACCAGCCCTACATGTCGCGCTCAATTTTGCGGCCCAGGGTGTGGTTTGTCAGCTTCGCTTTTCACGCATTTGGGTTCCGTCACCGATGTTGATCGCAGTCTGAACGCTGTCACGATTACCATAGGTCCGGCGGAAGCCTTCGTTGGAGGGCGATTGCGATGGCTTGATGGACCAGCTGCAGGGCAAAGAACATTGGTTATGGGCATCCAGAACAACAATTTGATTCTGGCTGACACTTTGCCGCCTGCTATTGCGGGAGGTGTCACTGTGGAACTGCTGGAAGGCTGCGATCACCGCTTGGACACATGTGGCACCAGATTCGCGAACGCTATCAACTTTCAAGCTGAGCCCTTTTTACCCGGCAACGACTTGTTGGTCCGCGGGCCGACAACGCCTTGAACACTCGCGCTGATGCCGTGGCAAAGGCAGCAGAGGAATGCGAGGGTGCCGTGTTCAGGTTGCACGGCCGCGACCCCCGTTTCGGTTTAGACTGTGTGGGCCTCGTGCTCCATGCTTTGGCCAAATCAGGACATAGGCTTCCAATAATTCCCCCTTACCGGCTTAGAAACGCCGAACACACATCTGTGCAGGCGGTAGCGGAGCAGCTTGGTTGGGATGTTTGCGATGGACCGGTTCAAAGGGGGGATATTGTCTCGACAATCCCGGGGCCAGCTCAGCTCCATTTTGTGATCGCCTCCAGCGCTACATCCTTCGTCCATGCTCATGCAGGGCTGGGCAAAGTGGTGATTTCACATGGGCCCTTGCCTTGGCCTTCTCATTATAATTTCCGGCTTTCTAGACAGGACTGACATATGGCTACTTTAGCACTGACCGCAGTAGGCACGGCGATAGGCGGGCCGATTGGCGGCGCTATTGGCGGGCTGCTGGGACGGACATTGGATAGTCAAATTCTTGGCTCAGATTCTCGTTCTGGCCCCAGGCTGGAAGAACTTGCCGTGTCGACTTCCAGTTATGGCTCCCCAATAGCTCAGCAATTCGGCACGATGCGGAGCGTTGGCAGCATCATATGGGCAACTGACCTGGTTGAAACTAGCGAGAGAAGCGGTGGTAAGGGCAGGCCCAGTGTCACGACGTATAATTACTCAACCTCGTTTGCAGTTTCGTTGTCGAGCAGACCTATCCACGGCATCGGCCGTATTTGGGCCAACGGAAATTTGTTGCGCGGTGCAAGCGGTGATCTGAAATCACCTGGCCTGTTCAGGATACACCAAGGATATGGCGACCAGATCCCTGACCCCTTAATTTCAGCAGCTGAAGGAGCGCATGCCCCCGCATTTCGCGGGACAGCCTATGTTGTCTTTGAAGATCTCGCCTTGGCCGATTTCGGCAATCGCATTCCGGCCCTTAGCTTTGAAATCTTCGCAGACACTCAGCCATTCACATTAACCGATATTGTCAATTCCTCGTCCGGCAACGACCATACCCAGGCTACACTTCGCGGCATACGCGGCTTCACCAACTCCGGCGGCAGCCTGATCGGTGCGCTGGATCTGATCGACAATGCGGTGCCGCTAGCTGTGGATGCAGGCAAGGCAAGCCTGACCGTTCAGAATGCCCCCCAATTTGAACAGGCCGCACCCAAACTTCCCGCGCCTGTGGCAAGCATGGATGGCAATGGCGCGATCAATCTTGGCGGTCAGGCTCTGAATCGGACAGAGCGGCAAAAGACGGAACCAATTGCCGTTCGGTATTATGATGTGGAGCGTGACTATCAGCTGGGCCTTCAACGACCCACCGGGCGCGCTAACCCAGGACCGGAACGCACCTTGGAACTGCCCGCTGCGACCACACCCGATGAAGCGCGCCGAATCGCCAATGCCGCTTCCCGGCGCCAAGCATCGAAGCGCGTGGTCCTTAGATGGAACATAACCGAGATCAGCGATGCAATCAGTCCTGGGAAGCTGGTTACTGTCCCGGGCTTTGACGGTAAGTGGCTGATTACTTCGTGGGAATGGCGCGAAATCGGCGTTGAGTTGGAGCTAGAACCGGTGAGGCCCGATTTCTCTGATACGTTCCTGGGCGAAGCTGGCGCATCCTCCAAGCCACAAGATGTCTTGTTCCCTCCGACGTCACTACGCGCTTTTGAGCTTCCTTGGGATGGAATAGGAACAGCTGATGAAGCACGCGTTTATGCTGCGGCATCTAGCGTGGACCAACACTGGGCAGGTGCGGCATTATTCAGCGAAGCAAACAGTGAACTGATCCCGATCGCAACAGCAGCCAGAACACAGCCCGTATCAGGTCGACTAATTGCTTCGCGACAACCTGGCCAAGCGCTTTTCCTAGACCGCAACGCAGCGCTTGAAGTCCACCTAGATTCGCCGGATATGCAATTCCCTCCCAGCTCAACCGAGATTATTGCAAACGGAAGAGCGCGGATACTCGTCGGTGACGAGATCGTTCAGTACCTCGACGCGACGCAAGTGGATGTCGACACTTGGAGGCTCCAAGGGCTCCTTCGAGGAAGAGGCGGGACAGAACACGCAGCGGTGGGAATTCACGAAATTGGCACCTTGGTGACGTTCCTTGACGATACGCTAACGCGCCTGCCCTCTCATTTGTCTGGTGGGACGAATCCGCTTTCGATAGCGGCCATTGGAAGGGGCGATAACAGCCCGGTCAGCGCCGTTGTTGAAAATAGAGGCGCCTCGCTTAGGCCCATCGCTCCCGTACACCCGAAGACAAAAGTACAAACCGACGGCGGCATTGTTGTTTCTTGGACCCGCCGCGCCCGCGGCGCTTGGGAATGGTTAGACGGGGTTGATGTTCCTTTGGTCGAAGAAGTTGAGCGATATTGCATCGGGATCGGGCCAACCGGACAGCCAAACCAGCTTTGGGTACGAAACGAACCCCAAATTGTTCTGACGTCCTCCATGCTGAACCCATTTCCCGGTCAAGCAATATGGGTGCAGCAGATTGGCCGCCACGCCAAATCGCACCCTCTGTTCCTGACCATATCGCCGTCATGA